TTTAAGAAGTAAAGAATGGACCGATTTGAAAATTGATCTTATTACCGATAGAGGTCAGAAATGCGAGAAGTGTGGCAATCAAAAAAAATCTCCAACTCAACTTCAAGTTCATCATATTACGTACAAAAATATTTTCAATGAGTCTCCGGAAGATTTGATGCTTTTGTGTTCTTACTGTCATAGATTGGAACATGGATTAGTTAAAAAGAAATCAAAGAAAAAAGTTAAGAGCAAAGTAAAATCTAAAAAAAGCATCAAGTCAAAATTTAAAGCGATTGATAAAAAAGAATCAAATTGGAGTAAAAATCAAAATTGGACAAAATTTAATGCTTTTTCTAAAAAGCACACTTCACCCTAATTGTATTTATTACTCTTTATTGTCTTTAGCTTATTGTTTCTGCTTACAACCCACAATATCTTGTTTAGCTGGAGGAGATAGTGAGTGAATTCCTGAATGTCTTCAGGTTATCACCATCTCCTCTTCGTTACTCTTGTTTGAGCCCTCCGGAGAACCGCAGTCAACATATAGGTGCTACGATATGGATTCAACTTTCAGAGGCTATACCCTCCGCCTATCATACACCTCAATCCTTAGTGCCGGTGTTGCTTCTTTGATAGGTTCCCACAGTAGAAGCTTACGATAAGTGCGCTGCCGTCCCGTACATCTGTACCTCCGAACCACACTTAAAGGTTTTTACAAAACAATATCAAACTTTTCTATTTGTCAAGTATATAATGACGAGGAACGCACTTTTTGATGTAGAACTCAATAAATTCGGCCCCTTTTTCAACCAACATCTTTTCAACAATCAATCTAAAGACGTATTTATCGTTAAACTTATACTTCTTTTGGAGGATGTCCAGGAAGGGTTTAACCACGTTATCTACGTCCGAAGCCATATTGCTAAATCCTACAATCAGGGAGAGTTCAATGGGCATTTTGGTTTGGCTCATATCTACGAACTCCAATTTGTCCATTACCTCTTTTTCATAGGCAACATATTCCTTTGTCTTAAAACGCTTTCCCTGCCAGGCTTTGTTGACTGAGAGAGCCTTAATTTCTACCCTGTCTGATAATAGCAGGATATTCTCTTTTGATGATGTCCTCATTTGCTTCTAAATCTGTGTACATTAAAAGTTCCATTGGTATGCCATAGAATTCTGCTACAGCGTATATGGAGTGTAAATTATAAAAAATCCCATTTTCGTATAATGCCTTGTTCAAATTACCAGATGTTTCCAATCCCATAAAAGATTTAATCTTCTGAGCGGAGCAGTACTCACCATGGAGCTTACCGAGGAAATTATTATTACGCCTGATTAAATCAGCCATAATTTCTAACTTCTTTCTCATCCTCTCCTCATGGTAGGTTTTGCGAGCATCTGCAATGAGCTCGTTCTCCACCATAATGTTCAACCCTCTTTTCTTGATGGACCGGATCTTATCTTCTAATTGATCATAGTTCATTTATCTTGGCTTCGAATTCTTTGAGGTATCTCTCGTTCTCTTCTACTAGCTTAACCACCTCTTTCATAACGATGATTAATTTCTGCTGATCAATCAGACTTTTACCATTAAGGATGTTATACACATCGTACTTTTTAACGCCTAACTTTTCGGTGCGTTCTACAATCCTTGCCATGTCGCCTCTCTTCAACTTTTGTTTGAGGCCCAAAATTTTATTTTTAAGTTCGTTATTCATATTCTTTTACAATTTTACGCAAAAAATTTGGAATTACCAAAACTTATATTATCTTCGCATTACATTTTTAAAATATATAGACATGGGATTAAAAACTGGAATGGGTAAGAGAACTTACCTGACAATTAGAGAAGGCAAGATTGCCAAAAGTTTAGGTGAAAAAAAGTATGAGCTGTACGATTCTATCGAGGGCTACATTTTGGGTATCAGTACAAGAGAAGGTACTTATGGTACAGATCTTTGTATTGACATCAAAGATGATGAAGTGTATCAACTGCAAATCCGTCTCAAAGGAGATAGCGGTAAACAGACTGCATACTTTATTGCTTTTGCACACTGTGCTCCAAACATCGATGTAAGTAAGAAAGTAGAATTCATTCCCTCGCTGAAGATTGTAGACGATAAGAAAAGGTCTGCTCTTTTCCTCAAGCAGGGTGGTGAGACTTTGAAGTGGGCATTTAAGCGTGGTGAAGGTATGCCTGAGCCCGAAGAGGTGTTCAACAAAAAAGGAGAACTTGTTTCTGTAGATTGGTCTGAGGTTGAAGCTTTCCGCATTGACAAAGTTAATGAGTTGAATGCTCGTGCTTCTGAGGCCAAAGCATATAACAATATGGTTGCCGGTCCTGCTGTTGTTGAGACAGAAGAGGCTTACCAAGAAGAAGAAGGTAGCAATCTCCCATTTTAATTATGTCACGAGGCGTAGCTAATCCTACTCTTGCCGATAAGATTGGTAAAAAGGTGGAACCTGTTCACATGAAGCATTATGCCAGTGAGCAGGTTTCCATCATACGCCAGTCCTCTATCAAGAGTGCAGTCGAACTGATGAGCGGTTGGGTTGCAAAGGAAGACAAGAAGTACAATCCTCAGCAACTTGTGGAGCTAACTCTGCTTGCTGCTGCGGAATTTGAAAAATGGGTATTAAGAGATGAATCTACAACTAGTACAAATTAACAAAGATAAAGCCTATGACGAATGGCTTAACTTCCGATCACGAGGCTTAGGGGCTTCTGAGGTCGGAACATTGATGGGCGTAAATAGCTGGAAGAGTCCAGCTGAATTATATTACCAAAAGATTGGTCTCATCCCCCAAAAGGCACAGCAGAATATTCCTATGTTCATGGGAACTATTATGGAACAGACTGTGGCTGAGATATTCTCCTATTGGGATGGAGACGATGAGTCCATGCTCAAAAACCACGAGGCAGGAACCAAAGTGCGTACTTTATACGAGCCAGTGGGTTACATCGTAAACCCTGAGTATCCTCACTTATTCTTCTCGCCTGACCGTTTGCAGATTAGCAAAAGCGGTATTCGCATACGCAACGGACAGATTAATCTCAGCAGTGTAGAAGCTATAATCGAAATTAAGACAATCAGCGGTTGGAGTAGTAAGCAATGGGAAGGTGGTATTCCTCCATCCTATTACTTGCAGTTGCAAACCTACATGATGGGCCTTGGTATAGACAAAGGTTACTTGGTTGCACTTGAGGATGGAAGAAATTTGAAGGTCCACTACTTTGAGAAGGATCAGGAAATCATGGAAGCTATCGCTAATGTGACCAAAGACTTTTGGGATCGGGTTGAAGCAGGTCGTTTGGCTCTTGAACTAGGAGAGGACTATGATCAGTTTGCTCCTCCTCCTGATGGAACAGAAGCATATTCTGAGTACTTGAATGCTCGCTTTGCCAATCCGGAAGAAAATTCAATTGTCAGTACTCCTGAGATAGATGAGCACATTGAGGAGTATCTTGCCATTGGGCCTCAGATCATGGAACTAGAAGAAAAGAAGAGAGAACACTCCAATTACATAAAAGCATACATGGGTGAGAATATGATAATTGATAGTGAATTGGCAAGAGTAACCTGGAGACCCAATAAGAATGGAAGTAGAGTATTTAGGATAAATTAATGAAAGGGGATATAGAGTGGTACAAAAATATGTGGTCGACAAGACAGAATCATCAGTGCGAAGAATGTGGTGTTCGTCTTCTACATTTTCATCCGATGTTTGTGTCTCATATATTGTCAAAAGGAGCATATCCGACTTTGAGACAGCATCCCGAAAACTGGATGCTATACTGTATGGATTGTCATCAGCTTTGGGAGTTTGGGAATCGGAAGACGATGAAGACGTATCCCAGGGCGATGGAAATAGCTGAAAGGCTGAAGAGAGAGTACCACGAAAGCAAAAAATGATAAATAATATTTGGTTTTTGTAAAGTATTGTACTTAATTTGTGTTTATGGAAGCAACTAAGAGAAGTAAGCAGTATTGTCCCACTTGTAAAAAAAAGACAATGCATACGCCTAAGTTAGGACTTGTGTTTGAAAACAAAAGGTTGTGTGAAGTATGTAGAACAGTAAATGAATTAGATA